GTTGGCGTGCAGAACGGACCAGAAGCAGGCCGCAAAGCAGGGTTCTCCAAGAACGCAACATTGATAACCCCGAGATAGGCCCCGGTCTGGGCATTGAACGTGCCCAGATTGAACTGACTGTAGCTGGTGCGCTTGGTGACGATGGCAGCTTGCGGACGCCGCGTCGGGTCCGAGAAATACCACACAGTCGTTCCGACCTGCGGAAGCATATGCCTCGGCATTGGGCTTCTCCCTTCAACTTAACCTGCCGCTCTCAATCAGCCCCGGCAGGACGAGCTACGATACGGGATACGTCCCATAGACAGAGCGCCAGTCAAAGTACGAGAACGCATAACGCTCGCGGCCTTTGACCTTCAGATTGTCGGTGTCGAAGTCCACGTACATGTCCATCTCGAACGGCACGCGGTCGTAGTAGATCAATCCGCGCTTGTCGGTCTTGATGAACCACGCAAAGTTCGAGGTGAGGAACTCGTTCACCATGTAATCACGGAGACCACCACCCACATGCTTGATGGCGTTGACATCGTTGTCATTGGTGCCAGGACGAAGCTCCGTGCGAAGTAGCCTTACAGCAACGGGTTCCAGCGCCGCTGGGACTATCAGAAGCTCGGCTCGCGCCACGATCTTGATGTTGCGCTCGTCCACCCAGGTATTGCGGATGGTGGTCATCGCGGTGAGCAGCGTGCTCTCGTTCAGGCTGACCTGAGTCCCAGGCATGTTGCCCACGGTACCCGTGTCAATGGGATGCGCCACGTCAAACAGCGCCTTGCCATCACCGCCGATGGTGGTGTCATAGACGTTGCCGGTGTTGAAGACGTTGGCGGCGTAGATCTCTTTGGTCGTCGCGAAGACATCCTGCAGTCCGAGGTTCGACGGATTGAACTCGGCCTTATACTGGTTGTCCTCAACGGCCTTCCTGGTGACAATGTAACCGAGACTCAATTCTCGCATCTCGGCGCTGTACATCCAACGCTCGCCAGCCCTGTCATCGTAGAAGGTAGAAGCGCCTTCACCCTTCTCTCTCGCAAGCGGCAGGTACGCCATCTGCGTGCGGCGTTCGAGCGCCATCTTGGATGATCGCTTCTCGAAACAGCGCGACCACTTGGTCTCGATCTTCTTGTAGCGCCCCTCGACCGCAGCAAGGCCAGGGAACAGCTCGTTCTTGATACTCGCAAGATCAACAGCCATGACTTATCCTTTCCCTGCCCGCGCCTTAGACGCCGACCATCTGTTTGAAGATGTGATCGTTCCAGGCCACCTGAACGATGTTGAAAGCCGAGGTGTGGTCGTAGCCATTGCCAACCATCGGCGCGGGATCACCTAGCTGCACGACACGGAAGGTGGCAGTGGCGGAAGCCGCTGGCGTAGCCAGCGACCACTTGGAAAATCCGGTGGTGGAGGCAACGACGGTGGGATTGGCAGTCATCCCAACATCGGCAAAAGCGACGGGACCAGCCGCCGCTTGCACCTCGAACACCACATTGGGATCATCGATGATGAAGACATCGACATCGCCTACGGCTCCGGCCCCTGGCCAATAGTTTGACCAGATCGGATAGCCGAGCGCGGCTGCGAGATAGTGACAGCCGACATACACGCCAAGCGCGGAATGGTCCGCTATCGCAGCAGGTGCGACCTGGACATAGCCGGAGGCTAGTTGCTGTACGACATCGCCGCGATTGAGCGCGCCTGCCGTGTTCAGCATCTTGCGGGTGGTGTGACCTCCGGTCCAAGCTGCGCCATCGAGACGGCGGCAAGGGCGGAATCCAAATGCAGAGTCAATGTTCGCCATAAGCTGGCTCCCCCTTGAGGGTTTACCGGCCTTGGCGAGCTTCGCCGCGTCCGTGAGGTCAGGCTGCTAACGGCCCCCGAGCTTCGGAAACCACCCCTATTCGGGGATTTCGATGGCCTCTCGCGAGGTACGAACAACCGGGGTCGTTCGCGGAGCTTGCCCCTCGGGGGCTTCGGCCATCTTCTGGCGATGCACCTGCATGGCGCGAGTCGCCCGAACATAATCCTCTTCTCTGGCCTGTACTGTCAAGCGCATAGGCCTTTCCATCAGGATCATGTCGTTGACGAGGACCGGCCCCTCAGTTCCCGGTGGAGCGAATCGATCAGGGAACATGGTGTGCGGCACAGGCCGCCAGCCCTGATCGTGATAGGCGCGCATCAGTGCAAAGTCCCGCTTGCCGTACACCTCGTAGGTGTTCCACTGAAAGTCAGTCTCGCGCGCAATCTGCTCCTTGGTGCCTTTCCCATTGGTCGGGCAATATATCCGCCTGATGTCATCGATGTCGTAGGGATTGATGACGGCATCCCCTGTCCGCATGCGCTGACGGCCATCATCGATAATGGGCCGGATATCGCCGCGCTGCTCGGGGCGCTGGTGCTCTTCACGTAGGTTGTTAGGTGACGGGATTCTGTCCATCATAAACTCCTAGGTAATGGGGGTAATCCGCCCTTCCTTGAGCAGCTTCACGTAATTGGTGGCCCACTCGGTGGGCGTGACCCCCTGCTCCTCGGCCAGCCGCCGCATCTTCGGGGTCAGGCGGAAAGTGCCAGGAGCAAGATTATCACCACCAGGAGCAGGACCACGAGTGACTGGCGCTGAGTAGCTGGGGATGCGCTGCTCTGCTGGAGCCGCTGCCACACCATTGGACTCACCGTTGCTTCCCAAGACCTGCTCCACATACTGGAAGTACGACTCGGTATCGACGGTATGACCGGCATCCAGCGCCTTGTCATGAGCGTCGATGGCGATCTTCTTGAGCGTGCCATCACTACGCATCAGCTCGGTGTGCTTGCGCAGGAACGCCTGCGTAGCTGGTGTGCGACCTTTGATCGCCCGCTCCACCGGATCCACTGGCACCTGTGGCTGCTGCACCTGCGGTACAGACTGCCGTGGTTGCTGCCGCTGCGGCTGCTGCTGCCGCTGCTGCTGCAGAGCAAGCTTCTCGCGCTCCGCAATGGCCAGCGCGCCGCCGATACGCCCAAGCCGCTTGTTGATCTCGGCAGCGGCCTTGAAGTCCCCCTCATTCATGGCATGCTCAGATTGAGCTGCCAGCGTGTCCATCTCCCCCGCCATGCCCTGAATCTGGCTATCTACGTAGGCCTCATAATTGGTGCCGCCGCGCCGCTCCGCCTCCTGGGCATACTGGATGGCTTGATCACGCTCAGCCGCAATACGCCGCGCCGTCTCATCGGACTGCGCCCGCGCCCTGCGCTCGTTGGCGATCTGCTGCTCCAGGTCTTTCAACCCGACCTGGGGCGCAACCGCCGGGGGCGGCCCAGGAACCGGAGCAGGCTTGGCTTCAGCCTTAACCTCAGTCTTAACCTCGGTCTCTGGCTCAGCATTAAGGTTAACGACTAGATCCTCTTCACCTTCGTCTGCCATTGTCCTCTCCAATCAGTACACCAGCTTTGGATCCGTAATCTTCCCAAGGATCCTCACGTCAGGGATCCAGCGGCAATGCACCCGATTGATCGTGTGCTGCCGAGCGTCGTGGATGTCCCAGATGATCCACTCGCCAATTTTCACATCTTGGCCTTTGAACTTGTTGCGGTCGTCGTCCACGAAGGCCAGCGGCCCCTTGCCGAGAACCAGCCCGACCTTGCCCTGCCACAGCGCCTCATCCTGCGATTTCTCCGAGCGGAAGAACTTCTGACCGCCGGGAAGGACCTCGAACGCTGGAAGGTAGTAGGTCGCCGCAATCACGTAATTGCCGAACCAAGTGACGTTATCCATCCAGAGCTGACACCGGGACAGCATAAACTCGGCAGGATCTGCGGCGTACTCCTCGGCCTCGTGCTCGTTATTCCAGGGGGTCTGCGCCCCCTGCGCCATGGTGGTCAGGCTCTGTGCCGCCAAGATCGCCATCAGTTCGCTCTCCCGAGGTGATCACGATCCTGATCATCATCACCATTCATCTTGCGTACCCGCTCATTCATCGTCTTCATCGCCAGCTCGATCCCCTCGATCCGGCCTATGGTCCGCTGATATGCCTCCCAGGTCTGCACGGCCCGGAGCCCTTGGTGGAGCCCCGGTCTCTCGTTGTCGCCAAACAGAACCTGATTGAGATCACGCTCCAGCGCGTCCCGCAGAAATATGTCGTCGCGGTCGAGCATCAGATCTCCGTCTTGGCAGGCAGCTTTGCCGCCACTTTGGAATCCCGCAGTCGCGCCAGTCCAGTAGCGGCACCCACCTTCTTCACCGCGCCACCCTTCTTGAACTGGAACTTGCTGCCAGCACCTGCAGCACCCGGCACGGCACCCGGCTTGAACCCGGCACTCTGATTGGCCCGCATCAGGCTCTGCGTGGACCCGGCAGCCGCCTGACCCGCCTTCTCCGCCGCGCTCGCGGCAGCATTCGCCGCCTTGGTCGCGTAGTCGGTCGTGCCAGCGGGAGACGTGGGACTAAGGGACTTCCCCAACCCGGTCAGCCCCTTCATCACGCCCGATAGACTTGATTTGGACGCATCGGCAGCCGGAGCCGAGACCGAGGTGCTGCTAGCCTGAGGCTCGTCCACCTCATCCCCGTCCTCGTGGTACGTGACCTTGCCACCGCCAGCGTACTTCTTGCCCTTCATCATCCTGGCAAAGAGCTTTTTGTCCTGCGCCTCGTCGTCGTGAACCTCACCGCCCTTCTTGTAGCCAGGACCGCGAATGCCGGGGCCTCCCGGCTTGCCAATCATCGGCTTTCCGGGCATCGGCCCCTGACCAGGGACCGGCGCGGGCGCGAACGGCCTGCGGCCCGGAGGAGCGCCTGCAGCACCTAGTCCACCAGCGAGTGGGCCTCCGTTAGCCTTTTTTTTTATGTGCCCACCGTCTTTGAAGCCTTTTCCCCAATTGTGATAGGTCGATCCAACCGAGCCGCCAGCAGCCATGCCAGGGGGTCTAATCGCTGGCATGGGTGGCGGCCCGACTGGACCCGCTGCAGCAGGAGGCGGCACGTTCACGTTTACAGGCGGTCCACCGGCACCGGGCGGCCCCATCGGAGGACGCGGCGGAGGCAGACCGCCAGCCCCGCCAACCGGAACAGGTACGGGCCGATTGACAGGCACAGGCACCGGCACCGGGCGCGGCCCAGCCGCACCGCCGCCACCGGGCGAGGCAATGATGATGTTCGTGGTGGAATGGCCCTTCTTCTTGGCCTTGCTGCCACCAACGGTCCCGCCAAAAGCGAAGTGGTTAGCGGGACGATCCGCGCGCTTCTTGGCGGAGCCGCCCGAGATGGTCAGCTCACGCGAGGTACCCGCATTTTTCGCCGGGTAGCTCGTCTTCTTGTACATCGAGGTCGAGCCGAAAGACTTCCCGGCTTTTGCACCGAGCCTACCTAGACGGCGTTTTTCGGAGGCTTTCGCTTGTGAAGCATACGGATGCGCCATGGTGGTTCTCCTGTTTTCTGCCTCCAACCGAGAACGAACGGCCAGCGTGACGCCAACCGCCAGATCATCCCCGGACAGTATACGTACCAGATTCCGTGGTTTACGTGCTCGATCTTCAAATAATCCTCCCCCTGGACGGGGATAGCTGCGTCTGTGGCGGGGCAATCATCTGCGGCCACTGCCGCACGAACTGTTCCGCGACCGGGGTCGCCAGCGGATGGATCAGCGCGCCCTCGGCGAGATTCATCTGCTCCTGCGCCATCTGCTGCTGCTCGATCTTCTCCCGCGAGGCGCGCTCTTCCCGGTTATTGGTCAGCTTCATGTACTCCTTGAGGATATCCATCTTCGTATCCTGCTGATCCAGCAGGGCCTGCATCTGCGAGTCGTCTTTCTTCTGCGCCAGCTCCCGCAGCTTGAACTGCAGCTCGGCCATATCAACCATGACCTTCGGGTCCATACCCTGCTGCTGGTCACCTTTCTTCGACATCAGGTCGCTGACATTACCCATACCGACCATGGTCGCCACACGCCGGATCACCGCCGGGATATCCCACTCATCTGCTTTGAGCTGAACGAGCTGCACCAATGCGACAGCCTTCATGACCCTTATCGTGTGGCTCGGCGTGTTGGGGTCCGCTTGCGGCGTGAGATTGCACTCCTGTAGTGCTCGCACGAGATCTTCCCGCTCCCAATCGCGCGCTGGCGAGGGCTGAGCGCATAGGAGGCTGTCTGGATCATCAATGAACAGATCCCGCAGCAGCGAGAACTCTTCCGCCTGGGCAATGTGCATCCCCTTGTGGACAGAATCCAAAACCTTGACCGCCTGATCCAGCATGGCAAGCGTCGTGCCGACAGGAACATCCTGCCGTCCCTCCCCGACCATCAATTCGGGCGTCCCGCCGACACGACGTGCCTCCTCCTCGATGTGCTGAGTGACCTGAACCAGCCCCGCCGTCACGTCCTTGTAGGGCAAGGGCATCACGTTCTGACCGATGGGCTGACCGCCAGTGTTGATTTTTACGCCCGAGCCCAGCCCCACCCGGAAATTCATGGTGTCCTGGCGACCCACGGTCTCAGAATAAAGAAACCCTGGCCAGGAGCTGAAAGCTGCACTGTCCAGGGCCAGTCGCCACGCCGTGGTGATCGCGGCTGTCGCGTTACCCATGATGTTGAGAAGACCTATCCCGTAGAAGCCGAGGCCCTCTACGAACGGGTACTTCACGATGGGCATATGTTTTAAGTAACGATCATCGTCTTGCTTCCAGTTCCGCCGCACCTCCAGGATGGTCTGAGAATCCTTGTCGATGGTGACACGATAGGGAAGGGGCAGCCCCGTGATCTTGCCCTTCTCCTTGTGCTCGAACCCGGCAACGTCCAGCTCGCAGTAGCACTCGTAGATCGTGTGCTTGTAATCCTCTGGCCGCATCGAGTAGGGGCTGAGCCCCGCCACGTCCTTCTCGGCGCGCTCGACCGCGTCAGGGTCCGGGGGAGATGGCGAGATAATGTCTTGATCCAAATACGTCCCGGCGAGCTGCATCCGCCTCAACATGGATTGTTGCATATTGATACGATGCGTTACCCGAGCGCAGTCTGCGAGGGAAACCTCATTATCGCTGACAATGATATCGTCGGCATCGCTGGCGCGTGACACCGGACGACGCAGGATCGGACAGCGATAGACCTTCTTGAAGGCGCAGCCGCCAAAGCCCTGCATGAAGAACATGCGATTGGTGTCGGGATAGTAGGGCCGGTCCACCACCGTAAGATACCTGTTGAACAGGCCCTCCAGGTCTTCCGCCAGGATGTCAGAGTCATCCTTGATCCCAGCCTGTTCGTACTTCTGCTGCCGAGAGGGGGTCTGCGTGGTGTTCCAGTTGGCGATCTTGACCGGGCCGCCTGCCGGAAGAAGCTCGCCCCTGGCATTGGCCTGGAAGCGCATCACCGCGTCCAGCATGATCGGAGAGCGTATCGTCGCCTGCCCCTCGACCGCTGTATCGGCATCCGCAGAGGGTGATCTCGGACTTTCTACTTTAAGGGCTAAGTGCTTGATCCCAGCAGCTCTTCGGTCGATCCAGTCTTGCCGGGACTGCAAATCAGCATCGATGCCATTTAAGAGTTCGTCACAGATACGGCCAAGCTCGTTGTCATCGATATACATCGCCAAGTTGGTGTCGTGGACCTTGGCCCCGGCGGGATCGACCTTGCTGGGCTTTCGTCCGTCCAGACGGATGATCAGACTTCCATCCGCCTCCTCGATGCCAACTTCCTCGACCGGCTCGTCGGCGTCTTCCTGCAGGACGATAATGGTCCCCTCCGGGAGAGAAGGCGGCCTCTGACCGGGTACGGGGTCATCGAGATTGCGATAGTGCTCGGTGGGAGCTGCACCAATACCGTTGGAGCTTCCGTTGATGACGGCCATGGGTGGTGGCTCCAGAATCGCGGGAGCACCATATCATGGCTTTCGGGTAATGGGACCGTCTCCGTTGATGGGACGTATCGGTAAAGTCGGGGCGGGCATCCAGGCGTGCGGAGCCTTGTGCGGTTGCCCTGTATTAGTCCGCCAATCCCCCATAGGGCTGAGCGACATCAACCCCAGCCCCTCGTCACAGGCACAGATCAGCATCACACCCCGAGGCGGTAGGATCTCCATCGAGCGCCAGCCATTGAGGGCGTAGTCGATCATGTGCTCATAGATCGCCGCCAAGGCAGCAAGCTGAGACTGATCGTAAGCCCGCTCCGACCAGCGCCGGATGAACTGGTCCTCGGTCTCCTGCATTAGTCAACCGGGGGAGGCGGAGCGACCTCCGTGTAGATCATCTGAAAGATCGAGGTAGCCGTCGTCAGCCAGAGCTGACGGCGATCTGGCCCCCAGAACGATCCCGGCACCGGCAGCTCCTGCAGCAATCCCATCACGAAGGGATGCAAATCCTCCAGCACCGTCGCATCCTCAACCATCTTCTCCTCCGTCGCTTCCCCTGCCGGATACAGTTCCGTCTTCTTGCGCCTTGCCATCATGCTCTCCCTTTGGTTCGTCCTTGAACACCTCGTCCATCACCTGCCGCCAACGCCCCACACTGACCAGCTCAACCGGATCGATGGCGTGGGCCTCGGTGAGATCCAGTTTACGCGCGACCCGCTCCTTGAGTTCCTCCTTGGTGAGTTCTCTTGCGGTGATCTCCGGGACGACCTTCTCCGGTATAGGCCCCAGCTCACCCTTGTAGAGATTGTCGCCTATCACCATGCGCTTCAACGCAGCGAAGCTCTCAGCGAGACCCTCGTTGTAGGGCGAGATACCGGCTTGCTGCTCAGCGAGCTGCTGGTACATCGCCAACTCTGTTGCCTGCCTCTGAGAGACAGTCGGAGTGCTGCCTTTGCTGCCGCACATCACCGACTCCACAAAATCACGCAGCTTGGCGGAAATATCCTTGCGATCCTCGATCTCGTACCGAGAGATCTTCAGCTTCTTCCTGTTATCGCCCCACCTCGCCATGATCACCAGATGATCGCTCCCGAACTCGACATAGCTGTCGATCCGTATCCCGCCGCCAACCGCGTTTTGCAGCCCCGGTAAAAGCTCGTCCCTGAGGCTCGAAAGAGAGATTGCCAACGTCTCGCCCTCGGTCTTGAGCCTCGCCAATCCCAGATAACGAATCGGCATGTGCCCCCAGATGATACTCATCCCAGTGCAGGATAGAGCGCCTGCGGGGCGCGGACGTACTTGTTCTCATCGATATGATCGAGTTCGTCTTCATCAGGCATCTGTGCCAACCCAAGCTGCCGCAGATGGATCAATGCCTGGGTCATGGCGTCGGCAAGGTCGTCATGCTGACCCTTCGGCAATTCCGCCAGCTCGGTGATCACCTTGTCGGCCCATTCCTTGAACAGGTAGTCGCCATTCCCCGTTCCTTCGGCAGGCGCGTAGATCAGGCCGCATTCGAAGAGATTCTGGACGCTGTAGGCGCGAGCGACCTTGTCACCCTCGGGATTGAGCAACTGCACGCCAAAGTCCGACCGATCCTGCGTTTTCGGGTTAAAACTGAGCAAATCACTGATATGCCGCGCTCTACGGCGTAATTCTTGGGCGACGGGGTGCCCTGACGCCTTGTCTTCGATCAAAACCCGATTGACCTTGAACTTTTTGCAGGTTTCTTCGACTTTTTTGATCAAATCGTAGAGTTCGAGGCGCTCGGCCCACGCCCACATCAGGATCAGCCTTCGGTTCTCCCACTGATCCCGGCAAACCCCCAGAACCACCGCCGCCGAGGGGTCGTTCTGCTTCTTCTCGGTCTGCGCAGTATCCAAACTCAACACCGTGTAGCTCATCACGGGTAATTTCGGCCACGGGACACCAAAACGTGGACACTCCTCCGCTGTGTACGGCCTCCAGTGCTCCCTCTTGATGATCCCGCCGCCACGCGGGGCAGGACGTTGCTGGTACTGCCCCGCATACGCAAAGCTGCCCTTCTCCCGCTCGATATTCGCGACTGCTTCGGGTGAGAATCTCTCTGGCCACGCTAGATCTCCGTCTTCTGTACGCGGATCGACCCAGCCAATCGTGTTGAACGGCTCGCGACCCGTCTCGAACTCCATTGGCACCATTAAATGACAGTACGGCCAGCCCTGTTCGAGGATAAAGCCGCTAATATCAAGCTGATGAACTCGTTGCATGATGATGATGATTGCACTGTCATCGAGATTGTTGAGACGATCCGTGATGGTTTCCCTGAACCAACGCACCGTATCGGTTCGAACAATATCTGACTCGGACTTGTGAACATCATGCGGGTCGTCAATGACCACTCGATCTCCGCGTTCTCCAGTCCCAATGCCCTTAACTGACGATGCAAACTTGCTACCTGTCTTGTCATTGGTGATTTTGATCTCACCTTCTTTTTCGAGGTTGAATTGGTCACCCCACAGCTCCCGATATTTGTCGTGCATCACCAGTTTGCGGAATTTGGTGTTGTCTCGCTCGGTCAGGCCAGACGAATAGGAGAAGCTGACGTAGCGCAGATGCGCCATACCCATCGGCCCCCACTCCCAGGCGGGCCAGAACACGTTAACCATTAATGATTTCATCGATCCGGGCGGGACGTTAATTAATAATCGGGTAATTTTGCCAAAAGTAACCGCTTCCAGGTGCTCGCAGATCGCGTACAGCACCCAGCCCTCGACCAGCTTCGTCTCCGGCTCCAGGATATTCCAAAAACGGCGTACAAACGCGATAAGCCCGCCAGCTCGC